AAAAGGGTCATCAACGGGTTTTACTATGTTATCCCATGCGGCATGATCGTGTCGAACCCTTTCATCACCTACTGTTTGGTATTTTAATAAAGGAAATAGCTCTTTATCTTCTTCAATTTCAATCCAGTTATCAGCACTTTGCGCCGTTCTAAAAGCAGTGTCTTGTTCAGTTTTTAGCCAAACTTTATTGTATTGGTTGTTTACCGTATTTGCGTATTCTTTAAACTCCTTGAATTTGCGCTTCGAACCATCTTCATTAAAAACAAAGTTGGTCATATCTTTAACCTGTTGAAAGGTTTTTGCTCCTGAAAACTCTGAAATATTTCCTTGATATAATTCGAATTTCGTTGTTTTCAATCCGCTGTCAAGATTACCAAAACCATGTTCAACGAATTTAATCAACTCACCATAAGTATAGGCACTTAATTCATTCGGAAGGTTATCGATATCGATTGCCCCCGAGTGAATTCCTTTGTAAATCTTATCTATTTTAGATTTAGATAGTGCCACTAATTAATGTATTTTATAGTTATCCAACCGCGATTATAAGTTGTTTCGTTATAATTAACAGAATCAAAAACACCCCCTGTTATCCTTCTTAAAATAACTGCTGAATCATTTATTGTGCTGACTGTTCCGTTAGCAATCCCTGAAGAATTTGTATAATCTAATGGCGTTACTGTCCCAGTAATATCAGAATCTGGTCTTATCATTATTGAAATTGACCGTATTTTTTGAATGTTTGCTAAACCATGTATAACAGCGGTTGTTTCATCCGCATTCATATCCCAATCATCAATCTCAATTACTTTAGTAACCAATCCACCATCTCTTGCGCTCAACCCTGCGGGTGAAACCCATTTAGTATTGTTTGTTCCGGCTATAGCCTCAGCGGATGAAGCATACAAGTCATCCTGAAATAATTCAGCATCAATATATCTATCTGATTCACCATCTAAAGCCTCTGTGCCTGTTGCTTTTTCAACAGTTCCTGACGTTGTTGTTGTTGGGGTGGTTGCTTGAAATAATTCAGCATCTATGAACTTATCAACACTACCATTTTTTGCTTCTGTCGATGTTGCTTTTTCAACTATTCCCTTATTATTTGTTGAGGCATCACCTAAATATTCTTTTATTTTATCATCAAGCCGATCTTCACCCGGTATTCCTATTTGAGTATTTGAAGGTGCTGTTAATTGGCTCGTGATTACTCCCCTGTTAACTTCCCATGTTTGGCGAGGTGCACCATTGTTGTAAGTGATATCCCCTTTTGGGTCATAGGTGACAACTTTATCAAAAACAAGATAATCATCGTTTAGATCATACCCAGTGCCACTTTGAGCATCAACCTTTATTAGCTCACCATTTAGAAAAATATACCCTGCAGTAACATCCCAACTTTCATTCCCTTCAACACCTGACCAACTTATTGCGCAACCATCGACAACAAAATTAGGATTAGTTCCTACCGCGAAACTGTTTAGCATCGCAAATAATGCGGGTCTATGTTCGTTTGAATCGATTAATATTTGGTCTAATCTTATATCGGGATTTACCCCTAAAAAATCTTTTCTTTTATCCATTGGTTAAAATGTTTGTACGTTATAATTCATTGAAGCCTCAATATAATTTCTCATTTGAGCCTCTAAAACATTGACATTGTATACTATTGAAGTTGGCATATTAATCGTGAAATTATTTGAAATTATAGCTTCGCCGCTTAAAGAAATCGTGAGTGGAACTGTTACAGAATCATCACTAAGTCCAATTTCTACTGGGTTGCTAATCGTATCGGAAGTTAAGCCAATAACAATCGGGTCAATTCCCCCGATATCATTTTCAGTTATTGTAATTCTTCTAAGTGTAATATCATAAACATCATTAAGATATTCTTCCAATGATAAATGCTGCCCGGTATAATTAAGGAAATCAATAATTTCATCATTATAATCATTAAGGGTTGTTCCAAGTGTTTGAATCGGAGCGTAAATACATTTGATATAAGATACCAAACTGCCTTCATTATCTGTCGATGTTTTACGCCAAAAATGAGGGGTTAAATTCTCGGCAACATTATTCCAATCTATGTTAAATATTCCCGCCATTTATTAGCTATTAGGTGAATATGTTAATGTAGTCGATAAAGGGAAAGCCGGGTCTATTTCCATATATCCCGCCTGTGCTGTATATACTTGTTGCGCTATTGCTAGAACATCAGTATACGTTCCGGCTGTTGGTCGTGCTTCTATTTCTGTTGCTACTGCATTTAATACCCCTTTTGCGCTTTGAATCGCATCAGTAAGCTTCATTACTTGCATGGTTCCGGCAAAATTTTCGTCTGAATAAGACTGTAAGAAAGTATTAATAGCATCTTCAACAGGAAAAACACCTGAATTGCTTAAATCTTCGCCCGTAGGTGAAAGAAGCTGTGAATCATATGTTATTAAATAATATGCTTTTAGTTGGTCGGGGTCTTGGCTTACTATTGAAATAGAAGTTCCCGCGAATCTTTTTTGTGTCCAATATTGATCTAATCCGCTTAATTCTGCTCCGCTCAATGGCTCTGCTGTTCCTGAAACCAGTTTAGCCGCTTTAATAATAACAACACCATTCACTATGTCAGCTGCAGCAAGATCAACAACATAATTATCCGGGTTGATAGGATTGTAAGTGACTGCGTTTCCTATTAAAACAACAGTTTCACCCAAAGCATTAACAAAACTATTCGTAAACTCTAAGCTATCCCCAAATTGATAAACAAGCGTTTCGCTTGCATACCATTTTAAAACGCCCGTAGGGATTTCTAACTTCCTATCTTCTATCTGGTCGCTAAATACATCATATAAATCTTCTATGAATTTTATCGCTACGGCGCAAATATAAAATAACAAATTCCAAACAGCTGTCTGACTTGTACTTGTTAACCCCGATAAGTTACTGCTTGCTTCTTTTGCAGCAACCATTTCCGCTTGAATTTCAGCTATTGTCCGAGCCATATAATTGATTTATTTTGTTCATTATTGAAAAGCTTTTATTATCTGGCAAAGCAACAACCGTTTCATCTACTTCAATTCCTGTTCTTTTTTGAACTTCTTCCGCCGGTACTGCGTGTCCCGCTTGACTTAAAGTAAGAAACGTATCTGCCCATTCTTTGATCGACATTTTTTCTGCCGTGTCCCACGCTGCAAAGATGTCTTTTTCTTGCGCTATCATTCCGATATTCTTCATCCTCGGAATTAGTAATTCATTCACAACAGACTTGATATCTAGCTTATCAGCAAAGATAATATCCGCTTCTGTTGAGGCGTGAACATTTGCGGAGCCTGAAAAAGCTTTTTCATCTGTTGTTCCAGTTTGTGAAAGAACTATTTTCGAAATTGCTGAATCGCATTTTTCAATCAGCATTCCGTAAATATTATGAGGATCTCCACCGCCTTTTTGCTCTATTACTTGAACCTCATCAAGTAAATCCTGAATTATATAACTTGCGCCCGTTGCCGATTCGAAAGCATCAATCATATTTTGCCTTCTAGCATTATCGGTAAGATTTGTTTTTCCTACTCTCAAAGGCATTCCAAAAACGCTTGCATGTTGCGCCCAATTACCAAAAACTTGTTTCCAAATTATAAACGGAGCGCATTTGTTAATCAACCCTAAATCAGTTGAAGAACCAACGCGGACCACCCAGTTATCATACTGTGAATTTGGGAATATAAGAGTGTTATCTTTAGTAATTGAATGTTCAGCATTTTTTAGCATCCCATCAAACGAAGGCAAAAGATTTTCTTCGGGTATGTTTTCAACGCTTTCAAATTTATCGTTTTTAACGTTTCCAAGCTGTATAGCCTCCCATCCGTAGAACTTAGAAAGTACTACATACTTCATAAAATCCCTGAACCAAGGTAATGCGAATCCCTGCGGGTCAACAAATTTTCTTGTTTCTTCTTCGTCAACCTCACCATCTTTGTCAAGTATCATGAACGAACCGCTGGTACTTTTTAAGATTCTGCTTTGCATTACTGCAAATAGTTGGTAATCGTCCACGAAATCTTTATACATCTGTATAAGCTCATAGCGGTCAGGGTATTTAATATCTTCGGCACTTTCAACAGCGTTTCGCCATTGTGCTATATCCTTTGAAATCCTTTCCAGTTGTTCCGCTACTACTTTATCAAGTGCGTTCGATTGCTTCGGGGTGTTTTTAGTAATGTTTTTTAATATGTCTAATTTTACCGCTTTTTTAAGGCTTTCAACCTTTTTATTAGATAGTAATTGCATCTTAATAATTGTATTTAGAATTAGACGTATTTCCGTAGCTTATGCGCTCAGTGTTCTGCTCTGTTGGTACAATAACAGGAAGATTTGGAGTGATAATACCTTTTTGAACTTTTACGAGATAGGTAATTGCATTTTCAGAATCGTTCTTATTTCCCCCACCATCATAACGAATTCTTCTAACTTCTGGAACGTGTCTAGGACTTATTTTACTATGAATATTGTAAAGGGTGATATCCATTGCTATTTGTTTGATTTTCGGGTTTCTGTTATCTCCTGAACTAAAATAATCAGTATCAGTTGGAAGATTCCCAGTTGAATCATCTATACAAGTGT